GTTTAGAAACAACTATCCAGGTGGAGTTGCTGCTAGTGACATTGTCGCTAACATCATCGACGACCCGAATGTTGTTTACTCGATCGACTCTGATGGAGCGTTTGCAGTAGCAGACATCTTTAAAAACTTTGCAATAACAAACGTAACAGGTAACACTTTATCTGGAATATCTGAGGTTCAATTGGACCACAGTGTTTCTGGATTAACAGTAAGTGGTACTGTACTTCAAGCTGTTGATATTTCGCAAGATACGCAAAATAGCGAAGCTGGAAGTGCTAACGTAGATGTTTTGGTTAGAATTGTTAACCACTTCTACGCACAAGGAACAGGAGTATAATTTATGGCTATATCACGATCACAACTAGTTAAAGAACTAGAGCCAGGATTAAACGCACTGTTTGGCCTGGAATACAACAGATACGACAATGAGCATGCAGAGATATTCAATACTGAAACTTCAGACAGAGCGTTTGAAGAAGAAGTAATGTTATCTGGCTTTGGCACAGCAGCAAATAAAGCTGAAGGTGCTATGGTCACTTTTGACCAAGCTTCTGAAGTATACACTTCAAGATACACTCACAATACTGTGGCGTTAGCATTTGCTATCACAGAAGAGGCAATTGAAGATAACCTATACGACAGATTAGCAGGCAGATACACAAGAGCTCTTGCAAGATCAATGGCGCAATCAAAACAAATCACAGCGGCGAATGTATTAAACAATGCGTTTGATACAGGCGGAAGCTTCAATGGAGGTGACGGTAAAGCACTTTGTACTACTGACCACCCATTAGCAAATGGTGGAACATTCAGAAATGAATTATCTACTGCTGCTGACTTGTCAGAAACGTCGTTAGAACAATCATTGATTGACATCGCTGCATTCGTAGACGAAAGAGGACTTAAGATCGCTCTACAAGGTAGAAAATTAATAATTCCAAAAGAATTACAATTTACTGCTGAGAGAATCATGAGATCTCCTCAAAGAGTCGGAACTGCAGATAACGATATCAACGCAATGGCAAACATGGGAATGATACCAGAAGGTTATAGAATTAACCATTTCTTAAATGATACTGATGCATTCTTCATTATGACTGACGCACCAAATGGTCTAAAACACTTCGTAAGATCGCCAATTAAAACTGCGATCGAAGGTGATTTCGACACAGGAAACGTTAGATTCAAAGCTAGAGAAAGATACAGCTTCGGCTTCTCTGACCCTAGAGGAATCTTTGGTTCTCCAGGTGCTGCGTAATATCTAATTACCTAACAATCTAAAAGGGGCGGAGTTTACTCTGCCCCTTTTTTTATATATAATTAAAACAACCTAGATAAACTATTATGTCGACTGACTAGGCAGACGGTATAGAGACGACATAACTAAAGCTATACAAAGGAGAATATTATGGCAAATACAACTTTTTCAGGACCGGTACGATCGGAAAACGGTTTTGAATCTATAACTAAAAACACAACGACAGGTGCAATTACATCTAATGCATCTTATGGAAAAGCTATCAGAGGTGGTGTTCAATCTTTATCAGGAGCAGGTGCAGTTGATCTAACTAACCTAATTACTGAATTGACTACGACTGGAGCTGATGCATTAACTTTAGCTGATGGTACAACTTCAGGTCAAATTAAAATCATAAATATGATTGTTGACGGCGGAGACGGAACTTTAACTCCAACTACTTTTGCAAACGGAACTACAATTACGTTTGATGCAGTAGGCGAGTCAGCTACTTTAGTTTGGAACAGCACTATTGGTTGGGTTGCAATTTCAACAGTTGGCGCAACAATAGCGTAATTAATAATTAGTGGCTCCTTCGGGAGCCACGAACTAGGAGAACACATGAGTTTTAAAAGTGATATACAAGCAACAAGATCTATAGCTGCGGCGGGTGCTTCTGCAATCATTGCTCAACCTGTAAGGTTACGAGGAATCATTGTTGCATCTGATGGCACAGGTGCTGGAACTTTAGAGCTGTCTACTACATCAAATTCTGGAACTACTTTGTTCCAAGCTGATGTACCATCTGGAGATGTAATTAATTTTAACTTTCCTGAAGATGGAATTCTTTTTCCAAAAGGAGTTTTTTGTAAGACAAAAACTAAAGTTACTGCTTATACTTTGTTAACTGATAAGTATTCAGGACCTGGATTAACAACATAGGTTTTAAATGGATTACTATGCTGACTTAGGTATAGAGATCGATGGTTTCGCAAAAGGCGGAATGCCTGCAAAAAATAAAAGAAACTTCAGATCTACAAAATCAGGTGCAGGTATGACTGCAGCAGGAGTTCGTGCGTATAGACGAATGAATCCTGGTTCTAAACTTAAGACAGCAGTAACAGGAAAAGTTAAGAAAGGTTCAAAAGCTGCAAAAAGAAGAGCTTCGTATTGTAGAAGATCTAAAGGTCAGATGAAGATGCACAATATCAATTGTAGCAAGACTCCTGAAAAACGAATATGTGCAGCGAGAAGAAGATGGAAATGTTAAATTGGTTGAAGAAAATATTGGGTATTGATAAAATTGAATATAGAATTAGAGTATTAGAAAGACAAAAATATTGGAAAGAAAAATATAAACATGTCATATCTGAACGCAAATCTTCCACCGATATATTGCAAAATTAGAAAGGAGTATCTTTATGATCTTAAAAAACATCACGGAGAAAGTGAAGACTGTGTTATCTTCGGTCTCACATCGATATCAGGGCGTGCACTCTTATTTAACATCATGTTACCAAACGGTGCGTGTTACTGGCGTCTCCCTATATCAGCGTTTTATCAAAAAGCTTTTGATAGATCCGACGTGCCGAATATGCAAGTACATGAATTGGAACTGTGGAACAGTTTTAGTTATTGGCCTAGTGTTACTTGTTTTGATTGGCTGGATGGTGTAAAGGGCAAATACCTCGGCTTAGACAAAAAATTTTATCATGGTAAATATTTATTTACGATTGATTGGGCTCATCCAGACGTTAACATATTGGATACAGAACACTCTGAGATTCCTCAAGAACATAAGTGCGCACATATATTGGAGCTTGATAACGGCAATTATGCAGCTCAGCCTAATAATCGTATTTTGTGGCACATTAATAGCTATACTACTGATAACAGTTGGCCTGACTATAAAGTCCAAAATACTTACTGGGATGCAGAAGATACGAACTATGTAACCGAGGATAGTGACAACATGTTTTATGAGATGTATGATAAAAAGGATGAGTAAACAACCATTAAACATATCTGAATCAGCTGCCGTGCAGATGCCGATGAAGACGGTTGCTAGCTTGATTTTGCTCGTCGCAGCAGGCGTGTTCGCTTACACCGAGCTGACGGCAAGGTTGGTATCGCTGGAGACCTCACGTGAATTATTTGAAAATGATTTGCTTAAAAAATCTGAACAAGTGCCCGTGGATCAGGAGCAACATTTTTTACTCGAAGATTTGTATAAGTCTGTAGAGAAGATGGAAAAGACTCAGGAGTTAAACATGACAAACAAAGTTAATATTGAATTTCTAAGTACACAACTAGAAAAGGCATTGGTTGATATTGAGGAGTTAAAAGATAAGGTAAGAGAAAATGGCAACGGGAAGAATTACTAAAAAAGTTTTAGATTATATAGCTCACATAAACAAAGAGGCTAAACAAATGAGTTATGTAAAAGAATTAAAAAAATCTGTTGAACATGGTGCGAATGGTACACAGAAATATGTAATCAAAGAGGGTGAAAACAAAGGTAAGACAGTATGATTTTAGAAGTAGTGGCTCTCCTTATGATTGTTAATGGAGAGATCAAAGAACACAGAATTCAAATTGATCCTGACACAAATAAACCCTCAATGGCAATGTGTTTGAAAGGGAAGAGATATGCCAAAAGAACTGAAACAGGAAAAAATATACAGCACCAGTGTATAAAATCTAAGGCAGAAGTAGAGCAAAATATTGACGGCTCTTTATCTATTAAAAAATTAATATTGGAGTAATTATGAATCTTTCACGAAATTTCACTTTATCTGAACTTACCAAATCAGACACTGCAATTAGGAAGGGCATTAACAATAATCCTAATGCAGAACAAATAGAAAAATTAAAAGCATTATGTGAAAATATCTTGCAACCTGTCCGTGATCATTTCGGCAGAGTAAAGGTAACGTCGGGCTATCGAAGTCCTGAGCTTTGTGCTGCCATCGGCAGCTCAGTAAACAGCCAGCATGCAAAAGCTGAGGCGGCGGATTTCGAATGTGTTGGCACAGACAACGCAGAATTATTTGATTGGATAAAAAATAACTTGGAGCCAGATCAGTTGATACTTGAATTCTACACACCGGGTGAACCAAACAGCGGTTGGATACATTGTAGTTGGATCGAGGGAACACCAAGAGCATCATTTTTACACGCTTATAAATCAGAAGGAAAAACTAAATATAAACCAATAATGGGAAGTGCAAAGGAGATAGTATGACGATATCAAGATCACAAATGACACAACAAATTGATGGTAAATTACGTGGTGCCAAAGATGAAAAGAAAAAAGAAAAAAAGAAAATATACGCCAAAAAATCCAATAAAAAGAATCCTCTCGCTAGGACATTTACTGTTTAGCCCTAAAGTGATACAATCGAAGAAGTTGTACAACCGAAAGAGGCTAAAAGACAATGACAAAACTATGTGCTAGAGGCAAAGCGGCCGCTAAAAGAAAATTCAAAGTATATCCCAGTGCATATGCTAATGCATATGCTAGTAAAATTTGTGCGGGGAAAATAAAAGATCCTTCAGGTGTAAAAAGAAAAGACTTCAAAGGACCTAAACCTGCAA